AGGACTACTAAAATAGAAGACGCTGACATGATTGGCTACACTAAAGCAAAGTCAGAAGGCTTTACTGCTAAGAAGAATGATAAGCTAGTTGCAACACCACCAAGAAAAATGAAAAATAACGGATATATAAACGCAAGATAATTATGAGCTATGTACTATTTATATCAGAAGCGAAGCTAAAGGATAGCACCGCAATCAATCTTAATGTTGATGTGGAGCTGCTACTTCCGTATGTCCGTCAAGCACAAAAACTGTGGTGTGAGACACGACTTGGCACACCTCTAAACAATAAATTGAAAGACTTAATTACTACAGGTACAGTAGGTGCTGTAGGTAATGAAGCTTATAAGACTTTATTAGATGAATACATAGGGGATTTTTTGCCAGTGATGGCTATGTATCACGCTATTCCGTTTTTACGTTTTAAAGTGGAAAATGGAAACATATATAGCAAAACGAGTGAAACTGGAACTGCCCTTTCAACTGAAGAAGCACAACATTTAAGAGAGGAGTGCAAAAATACTGGTGAATATTATTTAGAGAGAATGATAGACTACATAACTTGTAATAATTCACTTTTTCCTGAATATGGAACTTCTACTGGTTCAGATGTGGATGCAAATAGAAATGCGTATTACAATGGAATGAACCTTGAAAGACCAAACAATCAAGGAAATAAACTTACATTAAGGAACTTTTTAAACGCTTCAGATTAATGAAGAAACACTACAAGACAAAACCAATTAATATTACAAAATTAAAGACATACTTAAAAGATGCCAATAAAACAGATAGCAAAGGAAACACTAGAAGTAGTGGGGGTAAATGCAACAATACTAAGCGTAACGACCTTCACTAATATAGAAGTAGCTTTAAAGATAATATTATTACTTGTGTCTATAATCTACACTGTAGATAAGTGGTGGTTTCACAAAAATAATAGATGAAACTTGATTAACTTATTACTCATAAGGGATACTTTTAGTGAAATCTCTGTTATTGGTGAACTGTTTTTAAATGGTGAAAGGATGTGTGATACCTTAGAGAACCCTTGGCTAGATAATAAAAGAAGTATAAGTTGCATTCCTGAAGGGGAGTATAACGTAAGACTAAGATATCCTAGAGAATCAGGCTCAAAAGAATATTTACATTTATTAGTTATGGGTGTTCCTGATAGAATTCTAGTTTTATTGCATATAGGAAATAAAGCAAAAGATACAAGAGGCTGTATTCTAGTAGGACTCGGGAGCCAACAGGACTTTGTTAGTAACTCTCGTCTTGCTATGGACTTATTAATCAAAGAAATACTTAATTTAGGCGGTGAAAATATTAATTTAATAATCAAAAATAAATAATTATGAAAAAGTTTTTTCAAAAGTACCTTATCGGACAGATGTTAAAGTCTAAGAAATTTTGGTATGCAATCAGTTCAGTAGTAGTTCCTGCAATAGTTACATATTTAGGAGTAGACCCTGCAACTGCAACAGAATTGTATCACGCTATCTTAGTTCTTATTGTTGGACAAGGAATTGCTGACGTTGCTAAAAAATAACCGATACAGATTAAAGCCTAACGAGATAGCAGTCATTCAGGAAATGAGGAAGTCAGAGGTTAGAAACATTCTAGTCATTGGCGACCTTCACGAACCTTTCTGTTTAGACGGCTACCTTGAGTGGTGCAAAGAACAATACAAAATCCATAATTGTAACCAAGTTATATTTATAGGGGACTGCATTGATGCTCACGGCTTTAGCTACCACGAGCCAGACCCAGATGGTATGTCTTCAGGCTTAGAGCTAGAAACTGCTATAAAGAAGATATCTAAGTGGTATGAAGCTTTCCCCTATGCAGATGTTATGATAGGTAATCACGATAGAATGGCTAGTCGTAAGGCTATGTCAGGTGGTATTCCTGCGGCTTGGATAAGGTCTTATAATGAAGTATTAGGAACTCCTAATTGGAATTGGTGTGAATCTATTATATATGACAATGTACTTTACGAACACGGAGAAGGAGGTCAAGCAGCAGCTAAAGCTAAGAACAACCTGATGTCATCAGTATGTGGTCATACTCATACTTTAGCATATACTCAATGGTTCGTAGGTAAACGCTTCAAAGTATTTGGTATGCAAGTTGGATGCGGTGTAGACTCCACGACTTACGCAGCAGCCTATGCTAAGAACTTTAAGAAGCAATCAATCGGTTGTAGTGTAGTATTGAACAACGGAACTCTACCAATCAATCTTTTAATGCCTTTATAGGTACACCTTTTAGCCGTTTTAGGCACTTTCTTTTCTTTTTAATACTAATACACTAGACAAGCTTTAAAGTTTGTCCTAGATGTAAACACCTTAATTGTTAATAACTTTGTAAAATAACTTGTTAATAATTGTGTGAGTAACTTTAAAGGTGTACATTTGCACCATAATTAATCAAAAAAAAAAGAAAATGTCAAATAAAGAAACAATCTCAGCTTACTTAACTAGAAACTTAAACAAAGCAAATACTCAAATTCAGTTAATGAAAGACAGAAACTACCAAATGATTGCAAATGCAAAGGGTGAGGACTCACTACAGTCTAAGTCTATAGCTCATTGGAATAGTTTGAAGGAAACAAATACTACTCTTTTAAATACATTAAGTGAAGTTCAATTATCAGCTTTAATAACAAAATAATAATAAGGGGGTGTAAAAACCCCCTTAAAACAATCAAGATGAAAAATTTACTACAAACACTTTTAGGAATGGCAGGACTTTTTGGCTGCTTATATATACTACTTGCGTCTATTACGCTTTTAGAACTTTTTTTAGGATTAAGATAATGGAATTTAAAATGAAAGAAGCAACTACTCAACAGGAAGCTATTATTAGCCTGTTAGACGTACAAACTAATAAACCTGATCTATTACCCGACAATACAGTATTAACTGAGGACGGGCTTAATTTATTAAAATTTCAAGTTGTAAGAGATTTATATATTAAAGTAAAATCGGCATACTATAATTCGCAGGATAATTCAAAAAGATTTTAAGATGGCTATACAAGACGCAGAATATTTAGAAGACACTACCTACATTGACTATAATAAAGCTCATTACTCTAAGTTTATGGGCTATCAGTTAGACAATAAGAAAGTAATAGCTGAAGAATGGCTTTTAAAACCTCAATATTTATCTACAGGAATTAATACTTATGATAGGAAGTCAAGACACTTCAGTAATGACTTGAGCAATAATGGTAGGTCAGTAATTGTAATAGGAACTGAACTACAAGCTTTTAGAAAGTTTGAAGAAATGCTAAAGACTTATGGTTGGCAAACTCAAGATGATTGGGAAGTAGAATTAAAGCCTGAATACTTAGAATACTATAAAGAAAATAATAATTCACCAATACTAATAAATTTAAGATAATGTTAAAAGTAAATAGATATACAAGAGCAAGTAAGTTTGATGGAAAATCAATATACTGTCCAAATTGCAATGATACTAATAAAGTATATCACTTTTGTTGGTCAGAAATTACTTGTGGTGGATGCAAAGAAATGATAGATAAAAATGAATGGAATTTAAATGAAGAATTAATTAAAGATATAAAAAGTAAATAAATTTAATAACTTTACACAGAATTATAAACAAAATAAATAGATATGAAAACAGAAAACAAGCAGGATTATTTAATAGCTATACAAAGCGAATTAAAAGCACCTAAGAACCAATTCAACAGTTTTGGTAAGTACAAGTACAGAAGTGCTGAAGATATACTAGAAGCCGTAAAGCCTTTATTGTTTAAATACGGCTGTTACTTAACTTTTACGGAAAGAATTGAGGAAGTAGCAGGGTATTTAGTGTTAATCTCTAAGGCAACTATTTGTGATGGTGAAACTACTATGTCAGTAGAAGCCCCGGCAGGTATTAATCCTGAACGAAAAGGAATGGATATTGCTCAGAGCTTTGGTTCAAGCAGTTCGTATGCCAAGAAGTATGCACTAGGTAACTTATTTCTTCTTGACGACACAAAAGACGCTGATAGTAATAAGGTAAACGAGCCTGCTTCAAAACCTCAAATGAGTACTGATATTTACAACGCTATGTTAGAAGCAATCAATACAGGAAAAGGAGCTGCAGTTGAAAGAAAAATGAACAACTATAAAATGAGTAAAAAACAATCCGAAACATTAGGTATAATGATTCAAGGATAATAATTTAATTAATAAAGTCCTGCAAAAACAGGCAAAATAAAAATGGAAGTAAAAGGAACAGTAAAATTAAAGTTAGCAGTAGAATCAGGAATTAGTAAGTCTGAAAAGGTTTGGAAAAAGCAAATAGTAGTAATTGACACAGGAGGAGAATTTAATAACGAAGTAGCAGTAAGTGCTTTTGGTGATGAAAAGTTAAAGTCTTTAGATAAACTAGAAGTAGGTATGGAAGTTAAAATCTTATGTAATGTTTATTCAAGAGAATACAATGGTAGATACTTTCATAATATAGATGGTTATCACTTTGCAATTATGGGTAGTGAAGTAGTTTCTCCTGTTCAATCTGATGATTTACCATTCTAATATGACACAAGAAGATAACTTTAAAAACTTATGCAACCTAACAACATCTTTGTTAGGCTTGCGTAAGGGTTCTTTAAGCTACAAAAGTAGAAAACAAGAACTTCAGGTAGCTAGAAGTATTGCAAGTGTAATAGCCAGGATAGAATATGAGATACCACATTCAACTATTGCTAAGGTAATTAATAGAGATAGGACTTTGATCTATCACTACGAAAAGAATCATAAGCATAACTATTCTACCTTCCCTAAATACAGAGATACATTCAATAAAGTCTTTAATGCTTTTCAGTCTATTGAAGATTCTAAAAAATCCTTCTTTGATTTACATCAGCTAAAAGATTACTTAAGAAAGAATGATGTTGTTAATAGTGAAAAGCACCAAGTAACAATACGTATTCAATCAGGTAAAGTAGGAACAGACGTTAAAGTTTCTTACAGGAACTTCTATAATCAATTAGAAAATGTTAAACTTGCACTTCAGAACTTCAAATATGAAATTGAGATAATTACCCTATGAAAGAAAAGCCTAACTACTATGCTATAATTCCAGCTGAAGTCAGATACAGTAAAGCATTGACACCTAACGCTAAATTACTTTATGCAGAGATAACAGCTCTATGTAATATGAATGGTAAATGCACAGCTTCTACTGAATACTTTTGTAGACTGTATGAAGTTAGTAGGGGTGCAGTTCAAAATTGGCTTAGTTTGTTAGATAAAAATGGTTATATAACAAGAGTCTTAATATATAGACAAGGTAGTAAAGAAATATTGTCTAGGTACATTAAATTGGTAGACAAGCCTAGTCTAAAAATGTGTACAGATAATACTAATATAAATATAACTAATACTAATCTTACAGATAGTAATAAAAAGGCTCTCTTTAAAAAACCTACTTTAGATGAAGTTAAAAATTATTGTATCTTACGCAAAAATAATATAGAAGCAGAATCATTTATAGACTTCTACGAAAGTAAAGATTGGTTAATAGGTAAAAACAAAATGAAGGATTGGAAAGCTTGTGTTAGAACTTGGGAAAGTAGAGATAAAAATAATCCTAAAAATAATTCAAAAGGAATGAGCAAAATACATCAGCATTTACAAAAGAATATTAATGTAAAAGAAAAACTTTTAAAACAATTTAAAAAATGAGATTAATTAAAACAATGTCAAAGCAAGACTTACTAATGGCTTCAGTAGATTTAGTAAGCAAAACATATATTGAGTTAGGACAAAATAATGTAGATGAAGATACTATAAGTATTATGTCGGAAAGTTTATCTTATGACTTATCAAGAATGTTTAAGAATTTTTATTTTGAAGATGCGCAAAAAGCTTTTAATTTAGGAGTAAGAAGTCCTATTACAAGTGATTTTATACATTTAACAGTTCCAACATATATGAAATGGATTCGTAAACATCAAGAAATAATATGGGATGCAAGGTCAAGAGTAGACAAAGGAGAAAATCCTAAACAAGTTCCACATTATAGACCTGAACCTAAACTATTAAAATGAAGATACTAAATTTATATGCTTGTCTAGGTGGTAACCGTTACAAGTGGAACGATGTAAAAGAAGATATAGAAGTTACAGCTATTGAGTTAGACCCAGAATTAGCCAGGTTATATAAAGAAAGATTTCCAATTGATAAAGTGATTGTAGCTGATGCACATCAATACCTTCTTGATAATTATAAAGATTTTGATTTTATATGGAGTAGCCCACCCTGTCCTAGTCATAGTCGAGCAAGATTTTGGAGTATTGGTGCAAATGGTAAAAATCCTATATATCCTGATATGAAATTATATGAAGAAATATTGTTACTAAATCATCACTTCAAAGGTAAATATGTTATTGAAAATGTAATACCTTATTACAAACCTTTGATTGAAGCAAAAGAAAAAGACAGACATTTATATTGGACAAATTTTAATCTACCTAATACTTTAAATTCAAGACATTTTACGGGTTTATGTCAGACAAATAATGAATTAAAAAAATTAGAATTGTTTCATAATATAGAATTAAAAAGCTATAAAGGGAAACAATCAAAAATTAAAATAGCAAGAAACCTAGTAGACTATGAAGCAGGTAAAACAATCTTTGAAACTATGTTAGGTATTGTAAAAAAAGAAAATATTAATCAAACTGAATTATTTTAAAATGAAAAAAGAAGAATTGTACGAACCTGAAAAAACAGGAACTTTCCAAATGATGTTTGGATTTCCACAGCCTGGAGTTCACAGACCTAATAAGTGGGTATCAATTAGAAAGCCTAAAGAAGAAAAGAAATGAAAATAAATAATTTTAACGACATTATGAAAAAGTGTTTTGGTGATAGATTGATAAATGTAAAGTCTGAAAAAATGGACTATAAAAAAATTGACAATATTGAAGTAGATGGAATAGACACTAAAGACTATCCTGACTTCTGTGATGCATATATAGTAAGTGCAGATTATGATGGTAAACCTATGACTGAATCTCAGCTAGATATAATAAATGAAGATGGAGATTTTCAACACGAATGTATAATGAATGACTTACAATAATGAAGAATACAACACGTCTTACGACTACTAATAGAACTCAGTAAATATGAAAACAAAAGACAAAGTAAAGTTTTGGCTAGATAAATATCCAAGTCTAAGAGATGATGACAATAGACTTAGTGCTAATATTTGGTCTGAAGAATTAATTGAAAAAGGTTTTGAAGTAAGTCAGTTTTTAATTGTTTATGCTTGCGGTAAATTAACTTCAGCTCCAAGTATAAAAAGAGCAAGAGCAAAGCTTCAGGAAGAAGAACCAAGATATAGGGGTGATAAGTATAATATAAGGAAAGGCATTTTGCAAGACAAATGGAGAAAAGACTTAGGCTATGAAAAAAACAATTAGCAAGTTAAAGAAGGAACTTGATAAGTGGTTTAGTCTTTACATCAGAATAAAAGACTCAAATGAATATGGTTACGTACAGTGTACAACTTGTTCGGTGGTTCGCCACTATAAAGATGGTATGCAAAATGGTCATTTCCAATCTAGGCGTTTTATGGCTACTCGTTTCAATGAAGAAAATTGTTCTACACAGTGTATTAAGTGCAATTTGTATTCTCAGGGTGAACAGTATAAATTCGGTTTAGCTATAGATGCTAAGTATGGAGAAGGAACAGCAGAAGAATTAGAGTATTTAGCTAGGACTATTCACAAAGTATCAAGGGTTGAATATGAAGACCAGATAAGTTATTACAAAAACCTTGTTGAAAACTTAAAAGAAGAAAAAGGTATTTCGTAACTATTTAATTATCTTTGGCGTATGACAGAACCGATATACGCAAATAATGAACACCGAGTAATTGTAGATACTTACATAACAATGTGTAAAGAGTTTGCAAAAGAAGTCAGCACAAAAAGTAGATACAATAATTATTTAGAAGTAGTTGAAATTATTTTGGAGTATTCAAATCATTATGGAGAAGGACAGAAAGAGAATAATTTTTGGGATTGGATGCTTATTATACCTATAAATTTAGCAGTAGCAACTAATGGATTCTTTGCAGGAGTAGAAACAAGAAGCAATGCAGCAGTAGTCAGAGCATATAGAGTAGTTCTTGATGAACTAACACAGGACACCGTAAATAAGATTGACAAGATAGAACCAATTAATGACTGAGATATACGAAGAAATATCAAAGTTATCTGATAAGTTTAGGACTATGGCTTACGGATTAACCTCTGATGAAAATGAAGTAAATGAATCAGTACAAGAACTTTTATTATATTTACTACAGATGAACCCTGAAACATTAAAAGGTATATATAACAAAGATGGAATATTAGGTGTAACAAGATATGGAGCAGTAGCTTTAAGACGTGCCTTGACAAGTCCTAGAAGTAATTACTATTATAAGTATAAAAAGTATTATACTCATATAGATAGTTTAACAAGTGCAGTTACTTATAACGAAATGGAGTCAGGGGAAACAATACCTTCTAAGCACCTTTATAACCTGCCTAATGAATTAACAGATGATTATGTATGGACTAGCCTTGAAAAGATAGATGTTGCCTTAGAGGAAAATTTTTCTTGGTACGATAAGAAAGTATTTGAACTTTATTACTATGAAAAAGGAAACACACTAGATTCACTAGCTAAAAAAACAGGAATAAGTAGAAATAGCCTATATACAACTATAGACAAAGTAAGAACTGAATTAAAATATAAGTTAAAAGAATAATGAAAGTCTTAGAATTATTTGCAGGAAGTAGGTCAATAGGAAAAGTAGCTGATGAATTAGGCTATGAAGTTTTCTCTGTAGATATTAATAATTTTGAAGGAATAGATTTAGTTAAAGATATTTTAGATTTAAAAAAAGAGGATATTCCATTTATTCCTGATTTAATTTGGGCTAGTCCACCTTGCACTTATTTTAGTGTTGCTAGTATTGGACATCATTGGTACGAAAATCATACACCTAAAACAAAAGAAGCAATTTTAGGATTAAAAATTTTAAATAAAACAATTTTAATTTTTGATTGGTATAAAACATCAAAGTTTTTTATGGAAAACCCTGTTGGTAAAATGAGGAGAATTGTTAAAGGAATAGATAGAGCTACAATAACTTATTGTAGTTATGATGATAAGAGAATGAAACCAACTGACATTTGGAGTAATAACATTTTTGATATGTTTAATTTAAATGGTTGGAAACCTAAAGCGAAATGTTTTGCAGGAAATAAAAAATGCCAACACGAGGAAGCTCCAAGAGGAAGTAAGACAGGAACTCAAGGAATGAAAAATAATTATGAAAGAAGTAAAGTGCCTTATGAATTATGTAAAGAAATACTATTATCATTATGAATAAATTTTTCGTACCTAAAGAGATATATGAAGATAGGATAGCTATCTGTAAAGGGTGTACTTACTATTCAAGCGTACTTGGGAATTGTAAAATTTGTAAATGTTTTATGAAAATTAAGTCAAAAATCAGCAGTCAATCTTGTCCAAAGGGTTTTTGGCAAAAGACATCAGAAGTAGAAGTTAGAACTGATATACCTGAAGAAATAATTGAAGAAGTATTGCTTGTATGGCAGGAAGTAAAAACAGGTAGAGCAAAAAGCAAAGAAGCAAAAAGTAAAATGATACAGTTATATAATATAATTTATGGTAGTAATTATTCAGATACGAGTAATTGCTCGAGTTGTATTGCGACTTGTTTTGATGGAATAAGAAAAATATATCAAGAATACTCAGGAAATAATTAATCAATAAAGGGTAAGACCTAAAAAGCTTTTAATTTTTCAGACCTGTGTAGTAGAGGGGGGGTGTGGTTACCTCCCCAATACAATTAACTAAAATAGTAATAATGAAAATAATAGTAATATGGCCGAACTAGAAAGAACATACAAAACAATTAAATGGATATTGAAAGACAATATCAAAAAGAATGTCAGAGCTTTGTGGACTTGGAAGGACGACAACTTTACCTGCATATATGAAAACTATGATGGAGATGATAGGATTTATACTAGCAGTCAATTACTTAAACTTTTAACAAAATGATGATATTTACATTACTTGGAATTATAGTAGCAATATTCTTTTTTATAATTATAATTATGACAATAATAGAAGGAAGAATAAAAAGAAGATCTAAAGAAAGATTACTTTGGAAAATGGATAAGGTAGAAACACTAACAGGAGGACTAGCACACGATAGAATTAATGAAAAAAAATAGAATACCAGGTTACTATATAGGAAGTCGGTATAAGATTGAAGCTCGCAAGGTCATAGAAGACTTTGGTTTATCTTACAACGTAGGAACGGCTGTTACTTACTTGCTGAGAGCTGAGAGAAAACACGCAAGTCCTATTGAGTGCATACAGAAAGCAATAAACCACTTAGAGTTTGAACTCGATAAACTAAAGAGATGACACTATATACTTGTAAATGTGGAAAGACTAGAGAACTATCTAAGGTTACAATAGTTTTTAGAGATGGAAATTGGGAAGCCAAGGAATCAGAGTGTGAATGTGGTCTTTATATGGATAGCGTACCTGTAGAAGGAATACCTACCTTACAGAGAACAGAGCCAAGCCTAAGTAAGAACAGAGATAA